ACAAACTTTGTAAAAAGTTCATACTCAGTAGAAATAAACTCTGGGAGTTGGGACTCAATAAGAGTAGAAATTCTTTTGGTCTTAGCAGCCATTTAATTACTCTTTATACGCGATGAAACTTGAATTTGCTACGTCAACATCTAGGTAAACCTCGCGGAATGCCTTGATATCATTAGATAGTGGTTTTACTCTAACTGATATACGGTTGTCGAAGAAACTACCTTTGATGATAGTCAAATTGTAGATCATCAACTCACCTTTTACATAATCTATATCCCCAACTTCCCTGTTGAGAACAACTTTTTCGCCAGTTAAAGTATCTAGTCTATATAGGACGATTTTGCCAGCCCTATCTTCAAGATACACGTCAAAATTGGGGTATTCAGTTACTCTAAAACCAGTTGTAGAAAGAACAGGATCATCGCAATCGATATCGAAAGAATTTTGGAAACAAATCTCATAATAGAAAGTTGAATTGAGTTGTGGATAAAAATCCTTCCTCATAGTAACTGTAGTGAGGTTTGATGTGATACTACGGTCGGCATCGTCAATAACACCAACAATTTTACTGTATCTAAACTTTCCGTTAAACTTTTCTGTATCAGAAGTATCCAAATAATTTTGAACAGATCCAATAACTTTATCTCTAATCTGTTGTGTTGTCTGATCAGTAGTCAACGAGTCATAGAATATTCTGCTGCTAATTTCAACAAACAGAATTGAAGGATCTACAATTACTGGCTCAACTGAAGCAACAACATACTTCTTCACTTCATCTGTAATTTGCTTTTTAGTTAATGAAGTTAGATAAGATGCATCAGATGGCTTTAATACGATGAATACTTTTCCGTACTGTGGGGGGTCCTGATCTTCGCCTCCAAAGACGAGTACATCACTTGTGGAAGGATATACCCTACGAACGATTGCAGCGTAGTCCTGGGCGGTTACAGCGCGGTCCTGTGTGCCATATGCTTTGGGGGCATTATATCTGATCTTTTCAGTTGATTCTAACTCTTCTCCACCAGATGCTGCAACGGTGGAATTGATAGTTACATCAAAAACATTTGGAGATACTCCATCAGGATTTTCCAGAACACCACTAAAAACAAATGTTCTAACTCCATTTGATTCTGGTCCTGCTGTTCTTAGATAAGAAACTTCAATTATTGATCCATCTTCTAGTTTCTTACCAAGAACACCATCTCCAAAAAGCAACTCGTATCTCTGATCTTCAATTTCTTCGATAAAGAAAATTTTAGAGTTGCCATCAATACCAATAATATTATTTGCCACCAAGTATGGCTCATTAAAAGATCCACCAGTTGGAAATACCTTTACTCTGATGGTGTTTGTGTCAATATTTGTATTATCCAATACAAATCTTTGTGATCTTGACGATGAATTTACTGTAAAAGTGCTAACAATTTGATTTCCTTCCCTTACAGCAACATTTGTAAATATAGCAGTATTATTTGATACCTGTGCTTTTACATCATCTAATACCACATACTGGTAAATAGTATTGTCAAAAGAAGCAATAAAACCAGTACCTTTCTTCAAATACAGTTCTGTGTCTGTAGTTGGGTTTGCATATGTCACAGTAAAGGAAACATATGCGGTTGGTGATGTAATCGATTTGGGTCTATAACCCAGTTGCTTTGCAATTGCTACCACGTTGTCTCTGAGGGTAGCAGAATCGATAAACAGTTCATTTACCACCATATTGGTGTTAAATGCTGTATAGTAAGTATTATACGCTAGAGTATCGATAATCGTCGATAATGCCGATCCATCAAAATCATAATCGGTAAAATCAGACTGTGCTCTGAGATATTCCCTCAAAGCCGTCTTGATATCATCGAAGTCTAAATTAGCAACCTGTATGTATGGCATTATCGAGTACGCTCTAAGAAGAATTCTACGCTTACTGGTATGTCATCTCTGCCAACAATCCTGAAAAATAATTCTACCTCATACCCATTATTCATCTCATCTGGTCTGACTACAATATTCTCAATCAGAATTCTTGGTTCATATCTGTTTAAAACCTCAGCAATTTCTGAACGGATTAAACCAGCGGATGCATAATCAAGAGGTTCAAAAAGAGCATTTTGAATGCCACAACCAAGTTGAGGTTGAAATGGTCTTTCTCCTTTCCTAGTAAGAAGCAAGGCGGTAATCGATTGAATGATAGCCGCCTTATCTTTTACCACAACCAAATCATCGGTTACGGGATTCTTCTTAAAAGTAACACTCAAATCTTTGAATGTCTGAAAGGTTGGCATTTAGACACAGCAATACGCTGATATTATTTATTCACTCGTGCCAACGCTCCACAAAGTCATCAAATCCACCAGGACCGCCACAGGGGCGCTCGTAGCGGTCTTCTGGAAGTGGATATAGATCTTCCTTCCTTTTCATCTTATTGTACGCTTTGAGGTGCTTCTCGCTGTCTGTTTCTGTGATCAGCGTTCTGCCTTCCTCAATAAATTCGTTGCTTTTATCTACTGGAAATAGTCCCATTGTTTTTCTCCCATACGGAAAGGTGAAACAGAACTTTTTTTGGGGTTGCTATCCCTATGACCAATGATTATTCGGTTTTTCCCACCAAAAATGCAAATCCTCCACGCTATCATCATAATAGAGTGAAACCATGTCACTCTTATATTTACTCCCAATATTTTCACATAATGAAACGGTGTAAAACTTTTTATAAGAAGCAAGATCTTTCATGACATCTGTAATCCACTTATAGTTACCACCACGGATAACACCTGCTTCAATTAATACAAAATTATCCCAACGTTCCATCCATTCTTGAAAATTAATCGAAAAATCAATTCGATAATGATGTGGAGACTCATCTGGAAATGGTACATTCACAGCCTCTATATGAAAAATCTCCCGACCCATGGATAATGAGTGCGAGAGATGTTGAGTTACAATACCAGAGTAATCAGGAGAGACACACAAGAAACAAGTCTTAGAGGGATGAATATCCCAATCAGACATTTTGATCTTGTATGACATCTCCTGAATGAGTGCCATTTCCTTATCTTGAGAAATGAACAGTAGTTTTTTCATCCCCTACCTTGTCCGCGATAACGCTTAGTACGACCATTTCGTGAACTTGCACCAAGGTGAGTATTCTGTGAACGACCTTGGCGAGTCTTTTTAGGCTTACCTGGAGTGTAACCAGACTTAACAAGACCAACTTTAGATTTTGCTGCCATAATATTTGATCAACTGACTTATGTATTATAGCACAATTGGTTTAAAATTCACCAAGGAAAACATTAATACTTGATGAGACCACAACTGCGCCTTCATTTGTTACACTACCAATAACCGCTATTGGAGCTCCATTACACCATACTGTCGGATGTCCAGTCACTAACACATCAGAGTGCAATACTGCTCCAGGTAATGGAATCTTATGAGGTATAAATGTGTTGCCAACATGATGTGCTGGGCGACCATTTACAACCACATTTGAAGATACTCCAGCAGGAGCTGGATTTGGAATCACAACAGGGTGAATATCATGATTGGTATAGACTCCTAATACTCCAATTGGTATTGCCATTATTCTGTTGTGAATACGTGGTTTGGATTATCAACTTTGTTGATGCCTGCTTTATTTAGAAGGAACTCAATTCTCTTTGCTGGTATTCTACCGTCATATCTTACGGGTAGATAGAAGTACCATATATTGTTCGTTAAGTTACTTCCAAGCGTCTCTAAGGCGAGTTGACCGAGTTCTGCTACACTACCAGGCAAAGGGCTCGCGTCGGGGATTACAACGGTTATAGCGGACGTTTTAATGGTGATTACCATGGTGTCCAACGCACTCGTTTTTATCTCAGCAAAGGATCCAACCTTCGGCGTACTTCCCGCTGGAGCTACTATCTTACGCCACTCACTACTTCCATATTTCTCTGCATTATCTTTATCGTAGATCGCCCACTTCTTATAATCTGGATCTAATATAACTCTGGTCATTCCTGTGGGATCACCAGTAGTTTGATTAATCGGATACTCTGGATAATTCCCACTCGTTATATTTGGATTCCTAACATAAAAAGCATCGCGCATTCGAACCTTTACAATCTCGGAGTAATCGTCGCGCTGCTGCTGAGGTGTATCGGTGTTATAATAACTCTGTAAAAGATACTTAGGTTCTCCATATTCCTTTTTATTAATAAAAGTAAATCCCTGATCATAAAAAGGCCATTCGGTGACCCTCCCTTTGACTTCAGAAATACCTACATATCCCGCTGCAAAGACAGGAGGTATAACATTCTGATTAATCTGAATGCCTGGGTCAATATTATCGAAGTCTCGGATGTTTAATGCAATTAATTGCTCTTCATCAAACTCTGTTGGATTGAACTCTGGAAGATTATCTGATTCCGAACGAGGCCAAAAGTCAATCCTCTCTATGGAAGTTAGCGTAGAGACAATCCTCTCGTCCTCAAATACAGGAATCATCCAGATCTGAGTAGGAATGATCTCCTCCCACGTAAGCCATGGTGGGGTCTCAGAGAACAAACCAAGTTGTAAACCATTTAAAATTGCCTGGGAGTCCTTTGGATAAAACCTCCCAGCATAAAATGGGATCCCATTCTTGGCGGTGAGTCTATTGAGTCTATCTAAGTCACTCAACTCAATTGGTCCTATGCCCCCCATCGAGGGCGCTAGGAGGTTTATCCAAGGTACTGCCATTAGACTACTTTTGCGACTCTTAACAAATCTTTCTTAATCCCTTCTACATTATTATGCAAATAATCTAGAGTTTCTGAGAGACTTTCGTAGTCCCTACCCGTTGGACGGCGGTACATCAACGTGGGGCGCTCCAACTGCGATATCCGTTGGTCCAGGCTCTGCAATCTCTCGGACAGCGTTAGGAGTGCTTGCTCCAACTTCTGCTGTTGCTTTTGTGACTCTTCCATCATTTTGATCTCCTCTCAAGAATGCCTCTGCGGCGCGTGTTTCAAACTCGTCACAGAAGGCGTCAAAGTTACTTAGAATATTATCAAAGTTTTCAAACGCGGGTTTTTCCATGATTTTTTTCTGGGCGAATTTTTTTATAACGGGGGTTTTCAGAAATATTTATCGGTCGCTGGGATACTTTTGTAGGTTAGGAGGGACCCAAACATTTCGCTCGGCCCCCTTAAGTATAACAAAGGGGGGGCAATTAACTGCCCACCCCTACCCTTACTGTACCGCTGCTAGTTTCTTACTTAGCAGCACCGCTGTGTGTTGCTTTGGTTTGTACGGGAGAGTGATGATCTTGCCTGAAGGATGCTCCCATAGCTGATGCTTTGCTCCGTTGCGTTGTTTCACCCATCCGTTGATCTTTGCGATCTTCTGCAGTTGCTTGTCTGTCATGGGGTTAGTGTAGAGAAATGCCTAGGTGCTAGGATGGGGGGTCACCCGAAGGTGGGCAGGCGGTCGATCGCCTCCTGTGCATAGTGCTCACCGTAGCACCCTGCGACCATGTAGGCGCTGTGTGCTGTGCCCTGCAGGGTGTTGCTGCTGACCCATCCTGTCTGGCGGGTGCTGAGGTCAGAGGCGAGGCGGAAGCAGGTGGGGTTGCGCTTGGTCATCTGTCGTTTGCTGATGTGGTTAGTCTACAGGCAAGGGGGGCAGCAGAGACCCCCCTGGTGTGCGGTTCAGAGATCGACCATCATGGCGTTCATCTCGTCTGCATCGATGGCGACGCTATCCCATGCCACGCCATCAGGGGTGCCGCCAAGGTGGCGACCGATCATGCCATCCATCATGCAACGCACGAACTTATCCCAAGGGGTCTCGTTGTCGCCGCAATACTCTACACACGCCTTGGCGGTATTGTAGAGGAATTGATCGTTGCCAACCCAGAGGGCAGCATTCCAGGTTTCGTAGGTTGCCCAACCGTTGAAAGTGGAGAGGGTGGAAGCGGTCATGATCTCGGTTCGTTTGGTATGGAAGAATTCTACAGGGTCGGGCGATCAGTCGCGGTCGCTGATGTTCCAGTTGCCCGACTGGCACTCAGGGGCAGGGAAGGGGAAGGGGCGACCCTCAGCGAAGGCAAGGCGGTTGGCGGCAGACCGTGCCTGCATCTCGTTGTAGTGGGTGGTATAGTCTGCCATGATG